AAGTGAGACCGTGGTTCAAAGACAAGAGCATGGAAGACATGGGCAGAAAATACTGGAAAAAGAAAAGTTACATCTTCCAGGGATTTGTCACAACGAATCCGTTAGCGGAAGACACGACACCTGAGAATCCGATCAGAAGATTCATCATCGGACCTCAGATCTTCAACATAATCAGAGGGGCACTGATGGATCCAGAGATGGAAGAAATGCCAACTGACTACTTGAAGGGCGTGGACTTCAGGATCACCAAAACCACAAAAGGTGGTTACGCTGATTACTCAACATCAAAATGGTCAAGAAGAGAAAGACCGTTGGACGAGGCCGAGAGAGCCGCGATCGACACACACGGGTTACACAACCTGGGTGACTTCAGACCAAAAGAGCCAACCGAGGCAGAGGTAAAAATAATCAAGGAATTGTTTGAGAAATCTGTTGAAGGTGAGGCTTATGATCTCGAACAGTACGGACAGTACTTCAGACCAGCGGGCGTGGCTTACAATAAACCACAGACACCTGTTGCGGAAGCACCAGCGACCACAACGGCAACTGCATCTGAACCTGCTCCAGCAGTGAGTCAACCAGCACCAGCACCACAACCAGAGGCGGCCCCAGCAACGGCGGCTCCCGCGGGTGACAGTGCCAAGAGGGCAGAAGACATACTGAAACTGATCAGATCAAGACAAGCAAAATAATCTGACATTTTACCAAGGCCCAGGCATTGACTGTGTGGGCCTTGTGTAATATAATAAGGCTATGAATAACATTAAGAAAGCGATCGAATGGATCTTGTACAAACAGGTGCCGGCATGGATACTGGTATTGCTAGTGATCATTTGGATCTTACTATAGGACTACAACAATGACAAAAGTGTTTGACGCAACAAAATTTAGGAAAAGTATAACAAAATCAATACAAGGGTTGGGAATAGGATTCAGTGATCCAACAGACTGGATATCTACAGGCAACTACGCTCTTAACTATTTGATGACCAGTGATTTCAACAAAGGAATTCCGTTGGGTAAAGTGACTGTGCTCGCAGGAGAATCAGGGGCAGGTAAATCATACATAGCATCAGGAAACATAATCAAGAACGCTCAGGCACAAGGAATCTTCGTGATCTTGATAGACACAGAGAACGCACTTGACGAGACATGGCTACAGGCCTTAGGTGTTGACACGTCAGAAGAAAAACTCCTGAAGTTAAGCATGTCAATGGTAGACGACGTGGCAAAGACCATATCGGAGTTCATGAAAGGCTACAAGGAACAACATGCTGATAATAAAGAAGGTGCTCCAAAAGTTCTTTTCGTGATAGACAGTTTGGGCATGATGCTGACACCAACTGATGTAAATCAATTTGAAGCGGGAGACATGAAGGGCGATCTTGGTAGGAAACCCAAGGCACTGACAGCACTGGTTAGGAACTGTGTGAACATGTTTGGAAGTTGGAACGTGGGACTGATAGCAACTAACCACACTTACGCATCACAGGACATGTTTGATCCAGATGACAAGATATCAGGTGGTCAGGGTTTCATCTACGCGAGTTCTATCGTGATAGCGATGAAGAAATTAAAATTAAAAGAAGACGAGAAAGGCAACAAGATATCCGAAGTGAGGGGTATCCGAGCGGCTTGTAAGGTCATGAAGACCAGATATGCCAAACCATTCGAGGGTGTACAGGTCAAGATCCCTTATGACACAGGCATGGATCCATACAGCGGACTGGTGGACCTATTCGAGAAGAAGGGAATACTGGTGCAGACAGGAAACAGGCTGAAATATGTTGACCCACAGGGCAAAGAACACATAGACTTCAGGAAAGCATGGACAGGTGATAAATTAGATATGATAATGGCGAACTTCAAAGAAAGCACTGAAGCGAAAGTGGAAAGTGTGGAAGAAGCACCAAAGTCAAAAGCAAAGAAAACAGAAATTATAGAAGAGGACGACGCAGAATAATGATTGATTTCACACACGAAGACATCGAGCGTTTATGGAACTCCATATCTCACTACGTACCAGAAAGGTCTAAACTAGACGCGGCAATCGATTTCATTAAGAGTCTCGACGACATAGGCATCGAGCACGACGAAATAAAAGCATCTGGTGAGTTTGATCCCAAATTAGAGGAAGCGATCAACACGGTGTTCGAGGAAGAGGAAGACCTAGACGAGTCATACGACGACGGCTACAGCGAGGACTAATGATAAACTGGTACAGTGAAGTAAGCAGGAGCCTAGCAAAGATTCCTGACTGTGTGGCATACTTTGATCAAGAACTTTTAGAGGCCAGGAAGCAGTGCAAGATATACGGCAACCTAGAGCGAGCATCGGCGTCCTTGCCAGGTATCGTAGAGGAGAGATTCAGCCAACTACAACAATTAGAAGCGATACTAGAATACTTAAACATAGAACTGAGAAGATTGAGATCAAAAACATTCCGCAAATTCTTAGAGAACTACAATCGGGCACTGTCCAGCAGAGACGCAGAGAAGTACGTGGATGGTGAGGATGATGTAGTAGATCTCACAAAAATAGTGAACGACTTTGCACTACTAAGGAACCAATGGCTCGGTATAACCAAAGGCCTGGATCAGAAGCAATGGCAGATAACCAATATCGTCAAACTGAGAGTGGCGGGAATGGAAGATGCCGACATCAAATAGAATCATACTTACGGACGTAGACGGTGTGTTGTTAGAATGGGAACACCATTTCACAAAATGGATGTTGCAGAAGACATTGTTTGACGGGCAAGGGGTTAGATATCATCCATACAGACTACTACCAGACAAGCAGAACACATATGAAATGGCAGAACGTTTTGGAGTCACAAAAGATGAAATCAGAAAACACATAAGAGAATTCAACAGGAGTGCTTGGATGGGCACACAGAGACCGATGTCGGAATCACAGACGTGGGTAAAACTATTGGCCGCGGAAGGATGGACCTTCATACCCATAACATCACAAACATCTGATATACCAGCACAACAGTTACGTAAGAGAAGACTAGGAGAACTTTTTGGCGAGCATATTTTTACAAATTACCATATACTAGGCACGGGTGCCGACAAAGATTCAGCATTAGCGGAGTTTCATAACACCGGACTGTATTGGGTCGAGGACAAGCCTCACAACGCTGTAGCCGGGCTCAAATACGGTTTAAAACCCATATTAATAGACCACCCATATAATCAAGACTTTGATCATCCCGACATTATACGTGTAAGTAATTGGAAAGACATACACCAAATATTATCGGGAAAAAAATGAAAGTTTACGTAGGTTGGGATTCTAGGGAAGACATATCTTATCAGGTATGCGAACATTCCATCAAACGCAGAGATCCCCAATCAGAAGTATATCCGTTGAAACAGAACGAGATGCGTCAACAGGGTATCTACACCAGAGACATAGACAAACTAGCAACAACAGAATTTACATTTACAAGATTTTTCGTACCTTATCTCAACAACTATAAAGGGTGGGCGGTATTCTGTGACTGTGATTTTTTGTGGAAAGTGCCGGCCAAAGAATTAGAAAAATATTGTGATGATTCAAAAGCAGTGGTCTGTGTACAGCATGACTACACACCCGAAGAAGGATCAATAAAGATGGACGGTCAGATACAGACAGCATATCCTAGGAAGAACTGGTCTAGTATGGTGTTGTGGAATTGTTCCCATGAGAAAAACAAGATATTGACTCCCGAGTTTCTAAATAAACAGACACCAAAGTTCCTACACAGATTCTCATGGTTAGAAGATTCAGAGATAGGATCATTACCACACGAGTACAACTGGTTGGTAGGTTGGTACAAAGAACCCAAAGACGGCAAACCTAAGATACTCCACTATACCGAGGGAGGTCCTTGGTTCGATGGCTACCGAGATTGTGAGTATGCTGACGACTGGAAGAAAGAAGTTATCAATTTATTCTCGGCATAATGAATTGGGAAAAACTAAAAACTAATCATTTTTTCAAAGAACCCGTGGAACACGTTTACACATCAACTGTGTACGATATCAAGGATTACGATAAACTGTACGAGAACCAAAACATTCTAACACACCAAGTATGGCAAGAGTTTGACAAAAAATACAAGACAGGATTCCAATTATGCGATGACATAAGAGATATAGATACTAACAGGGAGGTAATATGTGTGTGGTTTTTCAAGGACAGGAATGATCGGAGTGGTGGTGAGGACATCCTACTGAGAGATAAAAAGATCAAATATCAGCCAAATAGTTTTTTAATAACGAAATCCAAAGATATCAAAATCATTGATAAGAAGGACGAATACATACGCAGACCTTTCATACAGTTAGACCTATCGAATGCTGTCTGGCAAGGTATATTAGAAAGATTCAATAAATGATTTCAATGCCTGCACGTCTGCTTCTAAATGTCTATTCCTAACCTTTTGCCATACGTATTGATCTCTTTCTGCAATATTTAAATTTTTTCTAATTTGCTTGCCGGCATTATCATTCATTATTTTTTTTGCTTTGAACTCTACAGTGGGAAGATATAGGCACCTATTCAGTTTCCTAGCAACCTTTTGTGTGTAGGAGTCAACATGCCAGTGCCAAAAGTAGACAGGAGCGAGATACCCTAAAGTTTTTATCCAATTTTTATGCACGGCAAAATGTGCGGCCGGCAGAGGTTTGTCAGGCCACAGTTTGATCTCACTTCCAAAATTTTTTGATCCTTTGTTCCTTCCGTCGGTGGGCACCACCATTAGGATTCTATCTTTGTATTTTTCAAACTGTTCTACGATAAGTTGATCCCAGTGTTTGGTATTAACTTGCACATCATCCCCCATTAGCATCACTATGTCGTTTTTGGCCTGATCACACATGATATTCCAACTGTAGCAAGTAGATTGATTCGGACCTACCACGTAATGCTTTTCGTCTAGCATGTCTTTGTATTGTTCTAATGTAGCATCGTCGTCATTAAGATAGAAAAGAAATTCAGTATTGTGCTGTTGATTAGACATGGCTGTGTCTATGAGACGTTTGGCCAACTCTGGCCTTCCTCGAGAAGGACAACAGAATGATATCATATCAATTTGTTCTTCCAGGTTTCAGGGGTGTGCTCGTTTATGATTTCCAAAGGCAAGTGATATTGAAATTTTTTAGTACCGCGTGTCCTGATGTATTCGGCAGTCTTCTTTACCGCCTGCCTCATGTTGGTGGAGGTCTTATATCCCAATAATTTCCTGGCCTTGTCTGACGAACAGGTTGCTAGTTTCACTTCTTTCGGTCTATCTTTGTGGTGTATTGGATCTAAATTAACACCTGTTTCGTTAGCACAGGCTTCGGCTAGTTCATTGATAGTCACTGGTTCTTCGTCTGGTCCTATGTTTATAACCTCTCCCACCACATTGTTTTGGAATGCGAGGGCGTTGAGACAATACAGACAATCGTCTATATAACTAAAGCAACGTTTCTGTTCACCATCTCCATACACAATAGGTTGCTTTCCCTGTAACATCCTGTTCAACATTATGGACATGACATTCCTAAACGGGTCGTCGTATTTTTGTCTAGGTCCGACAATGTTGTGTGGCACGGCTATGACATACTCTATACCGTGTGTTTCACATAGATTCCTCAGCACATCTTCTCCGGCTTTTTTGGCTATACCGTATGGATCCTGCGGTCTACATTCGTAAGTTTCCTTGTAGGGAATTTCATCATGATGTCCATATCTCGCCATGCTTGAACAGTAGACGATACGTTTGACCTTATTCCTAATAGCCGCTGTGATGGTTGTCACTGATGCTTCAAAAATATTCCTTGTTACAAGCACAGGAGAAAATACAGATAGTCCTTCGTAAGCCGTAGCGGCCGTGTGATAGACGATGTCGCAACCTTCCATGGCTTTTGTGAGATTTTCTAAATCACAGCAGTCCACTTGATGGAACTCCACATCCTGTGGCACGTTGTCTGTGTAACCACCTATCATGTTGTCATTACCAGCAACGCTGTGTCCTTGTGACAACATCAGATCTGCCAAATGCGATCCTAAGAATCCTGCCACTCCTGTTATAAAGATTTTCATTTTTTATATTTAATTTGTTTTAAACACGATAGAAAACTTTGTCAGGCCAGTGGTCAATCAAGAGTTTGAATCCCAAATCTTTTATGTATTTCTCAACCTTAGTGTTACTGCTACCATATTTCTTGGTGTTGTTATTCAACTCGATCATTAGATATTGTGTGTTTCGTAAAGTTTTCTTAGCCCCTTTGAGCACTTCCAATTCATACCCTTCAACATCGATCTTGATTAGGTCAACATCCTTGTAATCAAAACTGTCTATGGTCACCATCCTTATGTCACCATCACTGTCCACGCGCTTAGCCTGTGTAAAATTGTCCTCCGTCAAAGATACCTTGCCCAACACGGCACCCACTGCTTCGTTTCTACAGTCACAATTTATCGTACAATTCTTTTGAAGACATTCGAAGTGTATTCTATCAGGTTCGAAAGCAATGACTTTCTTAGCAAAAGGTTCTAGCGACTTTGCCCATGTTCCACACCAGGCACCAACGTCAATCACTTTTTTAAATTTTTTGTTTTGACTTTTACAATAATCTAAAAACTTTATAAGACACTTGTTTTGAGTGAAAGGTTTTCCCGCTTTCCAATCATTGATGTGTATGTCGTTACTGGGCACCCAGAATCCATTCACTTTCTCTATCTTCATAACAACCCCTTGTCCATCAGTATCTCCACGGCGGTCCCGTTCTCAAATTCCTCCGGTGTGAACTGTTGGTGTGCCAAACTGTACAACCAGGGTTCAGGACCACCGTAGTAGGGAT